AACTACAATCATGCCAATCTTTATGCCAACCACAAGTTGGAGAATGTTTCGGTTGTTCGTTCTTGACACTCATCTTACCATCCACAATAGCACAAGTCAAGGAGCAATAAGCATCGCCTTCATGATCATCTTTGACCTCAACCATTCGGTGAGAGCGGGTTTCATCTGGAATAGAAAAGTGAACTCGTCTTTGGTCGCAATCTTTGTAAGAGCAGGGAATGGTTTTCATGGTGTTTCCTATTCTAGATAGAAGCATTCATTCTTTTTGTATGGAAATAAACCTTCTGCTTTTGTGATATTCCACACCTTAGATATTGAATTATCTGAACCATATCGAATATATAACTCAATTTTATTCTTATAAGATTTCTTCATCCAACTCTACCCAAACCCTAACCCTTTTTGCCTGATTCTTTAAGCCAAACCATTCATAACGAAGGTTTCTGATTTTGTTATAATAAAAAATTTCAACTTGCAATTCAATTGTTCTCATAGCTTCATCACTTCAAAGTGCCCGTATTCAGTTGAGTAAAATACTCTCTTGACTCCACAGAATCTCATTGCCTCTTGACACATTGGACAGGGCTTGGAGTTTCTGTATTGATTCTCGTAATTCACTCTCACCACATAAATATCAGAACCTTCGGTTGACTCACGGGGCATATTGAGGATTGCCCCAAGTTCAGCATGGAGAGTTGCCTGACCCTTTGATCTACAACGGAATCTGCTTCCAAACGAACAAGGCTTATCCTTGTTGTGGGAAGCATTAAGGACAACACCATGGTGAACCAAAACAGCACCATGACGAAACTTCCCGTAACTGGAAAGTTCCGCCATTCTCTTTGCGAATCCAAAGAGTCGCTCGTTTCTTCTGGTAAGTTCTATTCTGTTTGCCATTTTTCATCCAATAACTGCGACTGCTTTAGTTTTCCAGATTTTCCCGTCAGTCAGCCAGTTGTAATAAAGCATATACTTACAAGAAGAACGAGAGGGAATATATGTATTGTCTATTTCAACTTTAAGATGATAAACTTTCATTGTTAAGCAATCATATCCGATTCTGGTTCCAACATTTCTTCGATCTTATCAAGATCAATTTCTTCTCCTGCCAGCACAAGCAGACACCCAATAGTAGCAGGGTCGTCAATATCTGGCAAGCAGTTTTTAATTTGTTTAGAATTCCAATTATCCACAAGTGGAGGAGTTAGACGAATGGGATGCCATTCATCCTCAACAGGAATGTAGGCGAGCATACCTTCCATCCAAATAAAGTTCTTGGAATTAACAATTCTAATCGCCTTCCTTTGGTTCATCTTTTTCCTCGCTTGGTTCATCCTTCTTTGGGAAGAAAGGTGAAATATCATCAGAAAATATATCCTGTTTCATATCATTTACAATTTCCCAATAACGATCATTATCTCTAGCACAATCTTCTGGATAAGTATTGTATGTATGAATCACATGGGGAGGAACAAATTCCAAGTTCTCTCGTAGTTCTTTTTCACTAACAGAGAAATCATAATGCATCTCCATATCATAAGCGATACTGCCTCTAACTTCATCTGTCGATGAGAAGTCAAGAGAACCAGAATAGATTTCATCTTCATTCGCAAGACTAATCTCATGAACAACTTCCAACAACTTTTCTCTCAACTCTTTCGCAGTATAAGTTGTCAATCTGATATAAGGCATTTTATTCTCCGCTTGGTGGATCTGGCGGGAGTCGAACCCGCGTCTCACATAGTTTTTATGATTACTCATTCACAGGAATAGTCAAGCACCCAACCTACCCTTGACAAAACACCTGGGTTACAGGGACTTCATACTGATTTATTCAGGGCAAAACCAGTTAGAAAAGCCGATGAATCTTGTTTTCGATAAGATTCCAACCTATCCAAACTTATTTTACAGAGTGTTTGGAGACTCCGTGATTTAAGCCGCTACGGCGTAATCAAAAGCAACGTTGTCGTTGGCAATTAAACATTTAAGCGTTTTTACGATGCCTCGCTCCCCATCGTCCTGCATAATCATAAAACTCTACCCGATCGATACCATTTCAGACCCGTTAATTGTTTAATCAGACTTCTCTTCCAGAGAAAAGAACTCGCCATTGTCAATTGAATTCTCAACTTCCCTTAACAACTTAAGGGCATGAATGAGCTTGATAAAATGTGGAGGACACGAAATCATATTCGGACCTTCCACCTCAATCAAATCAGTTGACAACATTCTTTCAGATTCTTGGCAGAACAACGATTCCAAATTAGAAATGTTGGTGCCAAGATTGTGCTTTACCGATGACTTTGTAGACCAGTAATATTTGCTCATATCTACCTCGTTCTCATACCCTTAGCATAGCAAGGCAGAGATTTCCAGTCAAATTGTTTATGAAAGTAGTTATAGAAATACTTTTGATCCTGCTGAAACCTAACCATCTCAACAGATTCTCTCTGTTCACACCAAACACAAAATCCGTTGGAGTTAATGTCTCTCGAATCGTGTTCGACTTTACACTTTTTACATACGACAAGCATAGCAAAACCCTCCTCTCTATATACCTAACTATAGCAGAGGAGGGTTTTTGTGTCAAGTGGGCGAATAATCTTCTTTAGTTTGTTTTCATTTCTTCTTTGAAAGACTTTCTTCTATTGATCTAATATCTTTATTAAGTTTCATAATCTCAGCATTAAGAACTTTAACTCTCTTATTAAACTCTCTATCTTCCTTGATCTCAATTCTATTTGCTGGACTGGTATTTACAATCTCTTCTGTCATAGCGATTGAGGACTTAACACCATCAGATTTGGAATTGCATTTGGTCTGCTCTTCCTTTTCCTTCTGCTCCCGCTTCTGTGAGTCTTGCGATCTTTGTGAATTTTCCATTTTCTTTGCTCTTCTTGCTTTTGTCGATGAAGATGCTACGGAAGAAACAACAGAGGCAATAGCAGCGGTTGCGATTGCTCCAGCAACGATTGGATCAATTACACCAGAGTTAACTGGGTTTATATCTCTACCTGTTGTTGGAGGAATAAGGGTAGATTCCACCACAGGTATTGTAGGTATGGTGGGGTCGTGTATGGGTGGTGTGGTGTCGGTGGGTAATACGACAGCAGTTTCAGTTTTATGAATCTTTGGTTTTGGTTTCTCTCTTTTAATAGCGATCAATTTTTCCTCCTTTGGTTCTTCTTCTCTATAAACCAACTGAGATCCACTTTGTAAATCGCAATCCGATATGTCGCTTATGATTGAACCATCAGGCATTCTGTATTTGCCCGATGATAATATCTCAACTTTCTCACCAGATTTGACAACACAAGCGGTTCCTTGTTTATCTTTGGTAAGTGTAGCAGAGGTTGCTTCTTTTGGCAAGAGAGTTTCATCCAATTCTTATTTCCCCTTCTTGGTTGATTCTACCTGCTCCTCAAGTTTTTTAACTTTCTTCTTTACTTTCTTTACGGCATCTTCAATTGATTCAAGTGTTTCTTGATTGGAGACTTTGATTTCTTCTGCTTTCTTTTCTGCCGTTGTTGCTTTTGATTCAATATCAGAGATTTTTCCTTTTAACCCTGAAACTTGTGATTCTAGTTCTTGTTGTTTGGCGACACATTGTTCGTGTCCCGTTCCAACAGAAACCTTTGATGCTTCAATTTCAGCCATCTTTTGTTCGTGTTGTTGTTCTTGTCGTTGTTTGAGCCAATCCCAAACTTTTTTACCGCCCAAAACGGCAATAGCACCTAGTGCAACAATCATCATAGGATTGCCTCCACTTAGGTGCGCCAATTGGTTTATGTCGATTTCGCCGTTTGATACGGCGCTAGAAACATGATTTGCTAAGTCAACTTGTGCTAATAGGTTTAACATTCATAGATCCCTCCCATTATATAATAAATAGTATAACAGAAGGGAACAAACACTGGGATTTCGGAATTATCAAGTTCCATGATACCCTGAATCTTTTTAACATGTAGGATTTGAACCTACATCGCCCGGCAATCCGGGAATTTACCACTTTAAACTAATGCAAGCTTTCTACTTCCAGTGTTTGTTGGTTATCCAGGATTGCGGTTAAGAGTTATTTTGTTACAGGGACCATATATTGATGTTGTTAAAAACTAATCTCACTGGTTGAGCCTTCTTTAACCTACCTAACGGTCAGGATCCTATTCAATCCAATCATTCAAAGTGATTTTAACCAATCTTTCGGCTACTTCTGGATTGGTGCCGTCGAAGGGAGTCGAACCCCTGACCGCCTGATTACAAATCAGATGCTCTACCAACTGAGCTACGACGGCATATCTAAATCTACTTCTCTAAATTTTACCTTACAAGTTTTTCTCTTATTACCATTAGAATATATCCAAGTTTTTCTTATCCAATCTCTTGGTTCTGGAAAATAATCAATTTTTAGTTTAATTACTTTCATTCTTTTACTATACGAGATCCGTGTTTATTTTTTAAGATCTCAAACAAACTTTTTGAAACCATACGAACTTCTTTGATATTCATTGCTTGTTTAAACCAAAGAAATCTAGCATTACCTTCGAAAATGCTCATTCCGAGTTCTCGGTGAGATAGAATGTAGTAGTCTTTGCCGTCAAAAACGAATTCTACTGCTTTCATAACTCACCTCTTTTTAGTGCTCCCGGTGAGACTCGAACTCACATAACTAAATAGTTGGCAGATTTTAAGTCTGCTGCGTCTACCTGTTCCGCCACAAGAGCATGATGCTAGTCTACACTAGCTGGAGGTTCCTGTCAACCTGCCTCTTTAATTGCCTCTACGATAGAGATTGGTTCACAATCATAATCAAAACATTTCCAATATCCATTGTCGTATAGGTAATAATATTCTATCCAACAATTCTTGCCTCTATCAAAAAACAAATCAATATTGCTGTATTCTCCGATAGATCCATCTTGATAGAATGAGCAAGTATCTATTGTTTCTCCTAAAACAGAGAGATCTCCTTTCGAAAGCAACGAATCAACTTTATCATCTGTTTCATAATTCTGAAGAAGGATTTTTCCATTGTGAGAAGGATAACCATCCCAATGACAATAAATAGCGCTGATAGTTTGATCTTGATTAACTTTTCCGATATAAGATCTAGTTGCCATTTTATCCTCTATGCGTCATTTGTTTCTTCATAAAGACCAACGATTCTGTTTGCGATTAGTTCTACTACTGGGTATGATACAGCATTTCCAGCTAGTTTGTAAAGTCCACTGTCAGAAATATTTGATGGAACAATATATGTTTGTGGAAAGCCTTGGAAATTAAAACACTCTTTTGGAGTGAGTTTTCTAATCCCGTTTGAATCAAGCAAGATTGGAACATTATGTCCGCCACTACCCATGTTATAAGTTAATGTTGGACATACATTACTCTTGTTTTCTCTGACATAATATCTACGGTATTGATAGATCACATCTTTTTTAACAACATCTGAGACTAGTTTCCCATAGATTTTAACATTGTTTCCATAATAATACTTACCTAGAACGCTTGTTTCCAATAGAGAACCAATTTTCAGGTTTGTTTGAGATGGAAAATCAAGATTGAACTTGTCAGCCATTTCTTTTTGCTTAAACCCAACAATGTAAATTCTCTCTCTATTCTGTGGAACTTGTGTAATTTCTGAGGTATTCAACACTTTGTAATGAAGATGATAACCTCTGTTTACAAGATTTGATTTGATAACGGAGAAAGTATTACCACCATCATGAGAAGTTAGATTTTTAACGTTCTCTAGAACAATACAAGATGGAGAGTGCTTGTCGATAATCTCAAGGATTTTCCAGAAAACGTTTGATCTTTTATCAGAAAATCCTTGTTGTTTGCCAGCGATACTGAAAGGTTGGCACGGAAAGCCACCTGTCAGAATGTCATGAGAAGGGATTAGATTAACATCAAACTTATCAATATCTGCAAGAGTTAGTTTGTGATTAAAGTTAAGATCATAAATTTGCTTTGAAGTTTTTTCCATGTCATTTGCAAAAACAACGTCAACTTTTTTTGTTGACTCAAATGCCAAAGAAAAGGCTCCAGTTCCAGCAAATAGATCAATCATCTTTAAATTCATTCTATACTCTCCTGTTTACATTCTTCTTTTTGTTAGAAAGATAAATTGGTTTACGATCTGCCAAAGCCTCTTTGTCTTTTGTAAGACCCGCTAGGATCGCGAAAAGAAGAAAGGCAAAACCGAAACCATAAAAAAAGGTAATCATTTCTTCTCCCTGTTGTTCCTAATAGAGTTTAGCCAATCCGATGTAGAAGTCAAGTCGAAAGGTTTTGGGATTGGAAGGAATGGAAAGACTGCGTGAAAGAAGAAGATTATTGCTGAAACACCAAGCCTGTAAGTTCCTTTCCAAGCAATCAGCAAGTGTTCAATATATGTTTCGCCTACTGATTGTGGATGTTGTGTAAATGGATTCTTCATCTAAAAGCCTCTGACATCATTATCACTGATGATCCAATCTTACCATGATACCAAGGGGAAGTCAAGGGGTAAAATTCAACAAGTGGATTTCCTTTTGCTTGCATTCTTTTTGCTGATGCCTGAGTTTCAGTTCCCCTCATGTAGAATACTTCCATACGAACAGGGCTATTCCCCAAGCAAGCATCCCAAGCTGTATCTAACCATTTGCTATAACTAGAATCAGACCAGAGAACCCAGTTTGGTAAAATATCACAGAGTCCACCATGTTTAGCAGCATCACGAATTGACTTGCCTCCACGAGAATGTCCAGCAACGACAAAGACAAGTTCTTTATTCGGCTGAATACCAGTTGTCATAAGTGGAGTTGCATCCATCGCTGATTTAACAAATATCTTGAAACTATCTTTTTTGCTCCAAGATGTTCTTCCATCAATTCCGTTTACATTCTTGCTCCAAGGAAGTTCTGGAGCAATCCAAGTGAAACTCTTTTTGTTTTCATATAACCATTTTAGGAATGGATAAGTATTGGAGGAGAAGTTTCTGAAACCATTCATTCCATGATTCCAAATGACAACATAATGCTTTTTGGCATCTTTGTTCTCATGATGAGCGAGAAAGGTTGCTCTCACTTTATTCGCGTGACGGGGATCTAATTCGTCATTACCTTTGATGATTGCAACCTTTGTCCAAATCGGCAGAGCAAAACTCTTGTCTGCCTTCTTTACATCTTCCGCTGTCGGCTTATAAATCTTATCTTCGATTGAAAGAGCATCTGCTCTCGAAGCAACCAAGCCCAGCGATAATATTAAAGATGTAAATATTTTTCTCATTTCCTTCTCCTTGGCGGAAACAACAGGATTTGAACCTGTGCGGGACTTTCGCCCCCTAGCGGTTTAGCAAACCGCCCCCTTCAGCCTCTTGGGTATGTTTCCAGATTGATCTATAATAAGAGTTCAGCACACGAATTGACCATATTTCGTATTCTACGGAACTAATGTGCCTGTTCTTTTTGCTTCGGGACCACTTCCCCCTAAAGGTTGTAGCATCTGTCCCCTTTGACAGGGTTATTTAAGTACTACACGACCTGGTTAATTATTTTATCCTTTCTTACACTAGAAGAATTACTTATTATAGATCTGGTGCGCCCGGTTGGATTTGAACCAACATACCATCCCTTATAAGACGAATGCCATTAACCAGTCGTGCCACAGGCGCGTTGTTGGAGACAGTATAGCGTGTCTCCGTTCGCTTGTCAAACACTATTCTTTATCTTCTTTCTCAATTAATAGAACTGGTCGCATTGTTTTTAGGAAAGCAACAGCATTTGAAGCAACCGCTCTTGCTTCTTCTTCTGAGGCAACACAAAGATCAATGCTGGAATAATTCGAATCATCAATAAACTCAGCGGTTACTCGCCAATCAGTTTCCTGATTATACTTTTTTGCTTTACGATCCCACTTACGATTTTCAACACAAGTTACAAGAATACCATCAGTTTCTGCTTCGAGTCTTGAAACCAGTTCTCTTACCTTAAAGTCCAACATCTTTCTTATCCTCTGGAAGCTTTCCTTCCTTTTTCAGTTTGGCGTAAACCCCTGCGTCATAAAGAGCATTATGAAGATCCAAATAACCGCAGTCCATTCCAATTACATAAGCATCTGATTCGAAACCGAACACATCGTATAAAGCATATCGGTATGAGCCTCGTTCTTCGATTTCAGCCTTACAAATTCGCTTTACAACCGCGTGAAACACTTTCAACTGATCGTCGTAGGGTAAAGAGTTCCAAAGAGTTTCTGAGGCATTGTCGTAAGCAATACGGGCATCTTCAAACTCTTTTCTAATCTTCTCCAACTGCTCTGTGTCCATCAGCTTAGGCATTGTACCCTACATGAATATACTTGTCAAACCCGCCATTATCATTCATCCACTTAAGAACCTTTTCTTGTTCTTCTGGATTCAGGGTTTCCATCGCCTGATCAAGTTCCTTCTTGGTAAATCGCATCTTGGAACCCTTGATCAAGGAGTATTCGTAATAATGCTCAATGCGGAAGATTACATTTTCAGCAGAAGGCATTCTTTCCTTTGCCTCTTGTTGAGCAAAATTAACACGATTGTATCTCGACATAACCGCTTCTCTACAAATCTTTTCCAACTCTTCAAATAGATCTGCCTTACAGAACTCTGGATAATGAGACTTTAATACATCCCGAGTGTATGGCGAAATAAACTTGATGTTTTCAATTAAAATGCTCATCTTTCTCCTTCACTTCGTCCTTGTTCGATTCCTTCATCGTATCCGGCATCATATCCTTCTTCGTATCCGCTATCTCTTCCGTCTTTCCAACCTCTATTGTAACAATCTTCTTGTTCATCCTCTTTTGCTTTCTCAATCGTAGATTCGATTGCTTCTTTTAAAGAGCGAACATAATACAAATAACTTTTGGAAATACTATCGCCTGATTTTTCTTTCTCAAGAAAGTTTTTTCTTTCGCATTCAAAGATTGCTTCATCATAATCAAAATAGAGGTCTTGTGTATTGCTCACGGGATCTATGATTGGATCAAATCCCTGTAGAATGACATAGATTTCACTAATATCTAAAATCATAACGAACTCTTGGTTGTTTATTGTTGGTGGACAGTGAGGGAATCGAACCCTCGATCTCGGCTTGCAAAGCCGATGTTATCCCGTTTAACTAACCGCCCGTAATGATTGGTCGGTGTTGGGGGATTTGAACCCACGACCCTCTGCTCCCAAAGCAGATGCGCTACCAGACTGCGCTAAACACCGATTGTCTCAGAGCGGGTAATGGGATTCGAACCCATGACGAACAGCTTGGAAGGCTGACACTCTACCCCTGAGTTATACCCGCATACAACGATCCTACCATAAGTAGGATCATATTTTAAGTTAATCCCACCAGTGTCTCATGCGATTCTTCAACAGATCCATCGCTCTCTCCCAACTATCTTCCTCGATCTGCTGAACTCTGTCAAGCAGGATTTTATCTTTTATTCTGCCCTCTTCGGATTCAGACCACAGCGGAGAGAAATCATAACCAAGTTCATCAATTCCAACTCCAACATGGTTGTTGAAATTATCAATCGCATTCAGGAAATCATCAATCTCTTCTGCCGTTTGGTTTGAAGATTCACAAACAGCATCGGAACTTGCCATAAAGTCTCTGGTATGCTCCAGAGAACGGCAGAAAAGATCCATGTTATACTTGTAATCAAAAGTTCGGAAGTTCCACAACTCTTTACGGAAGAGCCAAATGTTTTTGAGGAACATAAAAAGTGGATTGTAAATGGTAAGTCTCTTGATCTTACGAATCAGATTCATTCGAAAAACCATGTTTTTCATCTTCTTCATTTGATCCTCCGATACTTTTTGATTAGGTGAACAATCCAACTACCAACCAATTTCTTTGGAAGCAAAGCACTTCCACTTACTTTCGTATTTGAAAGGCTTACGACAACATCGGCATCTTCTTTATCGTCGCTCCACAAAATAACGATTCGCATTTTTACCACGGGAAATCGTCCCAATCTTTGTAGTGGACGCCGTGTTCCATTATCATTGGCATAAGTGATTCCAAAGAATAACCAACTGCTCCACCAACTTCATTCCAATTTTCAACTCTTCCTGCTTCATCGCATTCAAAGATCATAGTCTCGACTGGTTGAATATGCTCGCTGGATTCAGAAACAAGATAGAACTTATCATCTTGCCGAACAACGATCTGCCTTGGATTAAGTTTCTTAAGAATTAGAACCATCATCTGAATCCCCCACTTTGTAGACTTGGAACATAGCAATCTCTTCCTTGCGGAAGGTATTTGGAAAAACTACATCATAATAAATAAAGTCTGCTTCACGAATGCTTGAGACAATCCCCCAACGATTCAAACCATTTGGATCGAAATAAATAATATCTCCGATCTTAACATGGGCGGGATCAACGAAAGTCCATGGTTCGTCGTTGAGGAAATAAGTCTTATTACCAGTTTCCTCTTCAACAAGAATTTTGTATACAATGTCTCTCGGTTCCATAATAATCCTCAATAACAAAGTAGTTGGCGGGAAGAGGGGGATTCGAACCCCCGGAACGCTATTCACGTTCGATCGCTTTCCAAGCGATTGCCATAAACCACTCGACCATCTCCCCTCGACACTCCACCATTGTAGGCGAAGTGAGCTTGCGTGTCAAGCCTATTTATAATCACCGCACTTAAAAATACCTTTTACTTGTTCAGTGCTGGCGACATAAGTGTATGCTCCCTTGTTATATGCGGGAGCGGTACATCTTGCCTTGAATGCTTTCTCTGCTTCTGCCTGTCTGCCACCGCAATCAAGACAAGAGATATAACCAAGCTCAAATCGCTTGATCGAATAATCATCACCACAAAAACGACAAATAGCAGTATTCATATTAAAACCAATCAGCAAAGAGTTCAGTGTGATCAAATTCAGTTACTTCCCACGACATGGGATCAATTGGCAAATCAATGGAACCGGTTTCACTAACATAACCTTCCCCGTCTTTTGCCTTAACCATTGCTTCCCACTCATCATTTGCCTCAACGACAAATGGAGTGATCTTCTGTTCAATAACATTTACGACAAACCGCTTCATTGTGTCTCCTAAAATAGAGTGAGTTGATCCTCTGGGATGCTGAACATCTTAGTCTCTAGCGAGTTCTCTGTCAACACCTGGTACAAATACTCATTTGATCTCTTAACATATTCAACATTAACAACAACCATACCTTCGTCGCCAACAAGCAGAACCTCATCAATTTGAAGCTTCTTTTCGCCTTCCGCTGGCTCTTTTAGATTAACTGCCATTGTTGGCATGACAACTCTAACAACATCGCCCATTTGAAATTGTGGTTCTGCTTGCTTCTTCATTGTGTCCTCGTTGGGTCATTGATAGAACAAGTCTACCACCCCTGAGATTTCCTGTCAATCCGGATAATAACTAATCGTATTCAAACGGTTTGAATATACAATTGCGCTCGTAGATCCGCACTTGCTATTATCCTCGATAATCTCTAGCAAATAGAAATCCTCATCGGTATTACAAACTTCATCAAGTTCACTATCCCAATCTCGGGCATCGGAGTTAAAGATCCCTAGATTGTTCTTTCTAAGTTCACTCCAAGGAACAAACTCATGACTGAGATAAATAATGCTATTACCTTCTCGGTTTGTTCCAATAACATCACCATTCTTCAGACTAGAAAAATCAAGATCATTTTCCAAATACACATCGACCGAATCATAAGTTAGATTTCTTAGAAGATTGAATGCCTTATCGCCATTTGGAATATCTTCACAATCATCAACTCCATCGGAATAAGTTCCAACGAAACCTGCTCCTGGTTCATAATAAGAAGCCTCTACGGAGAATCCTTTTTCGGTCATAAAGTTATAGAACCCAACCGGAGGTGACCAAGCAGTCTCCTCGTAGAAGTCAATAACACCTTCTTCTGGATGGACATTGTCTTTGCTAAGACTTACATCCCACTTGGTTCCCCAATTATCAATGTTCCATCTATACCAGTTTTCTGCTTGATCTTCTGGCATAGGATAAAACCAACCAAAGAACTTTGGTTCTTCTGGTGCTGAATCCAGATACTCCTTAAACTGCTTTAGCAGTTCCTTTGCTTCATCAGTTACAGGAATGAATGTTGCTTTGTTATTACACCAATTAGGCATTTTAATCCTCTGCTCTTCTAACAAGAAAGTCTTCGTGAAATGCTAGATCATACCAACATTCCTCATTGGAGGGGTCATCCAGCAGTCTTAGAGTATAGGTCTTGAACTTTTGTGTGTCAACTGGAAGCTGAACAATTACAAAGGGTCTCCCAATATAAGTTGCCATCTTCCAGTTAATATCAGTCACAAAAGCGGAAAGATAAACAATATCACCAACATTAAACTTTGGTTTGATAAGTCTAGTCTTCACCTTATTAACGACAGAATGCCCGTGTGAGACAAGGGTCGCAAGTGAAAGACCTTCCGGAAAGAGACTTTCGGACATTGGGATAGTATTCTCCGCAATACATACATGACTCTCCGGTTCTGCTTGCTTCATAACTTGCCTCTGCCCTTGAAAGGGAAACATTATATCTGCCTTGTTCTGCTTTTACATATCGCTTCTTAGCCATTTTGACCCTTCTTGTTCTTAATAACATTAAGATCCGCTTCTTTGACTTCAACAATCCTTTGATCTTCCATCAGAGCGGTACAAATAACCTTGTAGTAATTTACAAAGTTGGTTGAAACTGGCTTCATCTGCTCAAGAATCAGAATGGGATTTTCCCTGTATTCCTTAGCAAAACCAGAACGATTCTTCTGTGTATCTCGCAGAACAACGAGATCTCCAACTGAAAAACGAAATGGTGTCTTGTAATTCTTGATAGTAGTTTTTGCCCATTGAGATTCGCAAGACTTCTCATAAATATCCTTGCTGGGAATCCAGTTAGGATCTTTGTAAAACTTTGCGATACGAGAATTTGGATAGTGATACTCGTAATACATACCAGTAATCTTCAAGTTCTCTTTCATTTCGGGAGTAAATGAGTTTTTCCAAGACTCCTCCGCATCCACCACTTCCTGCGGAGGATAACACTCCTCCCAAAACTTATCAACATACGTAATCTGCTTTTCGGACAGATCACGATTCTTTGCTTGTGCGAGCAGAGATTCCACAAAGGACTTGCTCGATTCACGCAGACGAGGGGAAACCAAAATTTTCTCAAGCTTATCAATCGTATTCAGTTCATACAGCATTGGAACACCAGAAAGGCTGACACCCAGCCAACACACATAGCATAGCCAACGTGAGGTTGAGTGTCAAGCGGGAGGGAAACTACTTTTGCTTCTGTCGCTCTTCAATAACAATCATCATCTCATTCGGACGAGGATCGAAGTAAGGACGCTTTGCGTGACGAGCGGAGGTCATCCACATTCTCTGCTTCTTGGAGGCAACAGGCTTCTCTGCACACATATCGGTTAGAATGATGTGTCCGTCAAAGTTACGCTCATTCACATACTTGGTCGGAGCACTGAAGTTCGTACCACCGTGAAGAACTCGCTCACGCTGACGCTTATCGCCCTTCTTCCAGACATAGACCTTCTGCTCGAAAACCTGATCGTCAAACGGAATCACAGTGAAAGTTGCCAACTTGGAAAGACTATTCAACTCGGCATAGAACGCACCAAGCAAATCATCGTCAACAGAACCAGACTGATCAATCGACACAGCGATATTGGCAATCTTGTTGATCTTACGACCTGGATTGATTGAGACAACATCAATACCCTGAGCATAACTGTGAGTACGCTTATCAATCTTGCGACGAGTATTGGACTTGTCCGCACGCTGGGCGCGACCAATAAACATACGCAGAACCTTACGCCAGTCAACATACGACTCAAGGAACTTCTTGATTTCCTCGCGGGTCTTGCTGGTCATGGAACCCCAACCCTTAGCATCAGCCTTTTCGGCTGCTTCCTTCAGGTATTCCTTGACTCGCTCGTTGGCGGTCTCGGCTTCCATTCCGTCACCGGAACCTTCTGCCCAATTGCCGTGATCGTCAAACTGACCAGAACCGTCAACACCATCGCCACCGCCACCATTCGGATCCATTTCCACCTTCTCAAGAATCTTGCGGAAATAGAACTCAGCAGACTCCATCGAGGGGAAATTCTCAAAGGACTTACCGCCGGGAATACAGCAATTCTCGGGCAGGTTCTCTGCTCCAATCAAGCAGTTGATCGACAAGTCAGTAGCGATGTTCCAGAACTTGAAGAATCGCTCTGGTTCACGAATAACCTGAGCAGGACGACGATTAGCAACATGGCGGAAAACCAAGTGATAGAACTCGTGGACGATTACACCACGACGCTGACCTTCGGTAAGCTTCTCAAAGAACTCTGGATTGTAAAGGAACTCATACTGCATAGCTTCACGGTTAAGACCAACAGCAGCAGTAGGAATAGAATTGGTGGAAATCTTCTCGATGCGACGAGAAAGAGCAGCAAAGAAAGGCTCATCCTTGAGCAGACGAGCAATATCAATATTGAGATCGTAAGACATAACATCACCTGTGAGGTGGAGGGTTGAACATGATAGAAGCATACCACCCTGACAGTTTCCTGTCAAGGTGGCATACTAAGTTGTTAATTGATTCTAACCGACCTTCTTACCAGTCAGGATCTGAACCGCATACAGCGAAGCAAGACCCTTGCTGGTGGTCTGCTTCATGATCAGCGGGTTGTTCAACTTACCGAACACACCTGCGATCTTGGTTGCCGCCTCGGAAGGCAGATTGACATAGTACTCCGCGACATGCTTTGCCTGATCGGCATCGAGTTGCGAATCAAATACCTTGCTTGCACCCAACTTCTCGATCAGAGCGAGGTGTTCGTTCAGCGAGAACTTCTTGGTCATCTTGAGAGCCTTGCCGTTCAGAACGTCCTCAACCTTAACCTGACGGTCATAGTTACGAACGAAGTCGGTGAAGGCAGTCGAAGCCTCGAAACCAACGAAACCCTGAACGATTGCCTGAAGTTCAGGAGTTGCACCCTTCTCAATCAACTTGCTCTTGCTGATTGCAGTCGAAGCACGCGCCCAAGAACGACGAGAAGGATACTTCTTGTTCGGCTCAAAGGTATCGGTGTGCTCCAAGTGACCACGGTTGTTGTTGATAAAGTCCCACACTTCGCCAGCGACGTTATCCTTAGCCCACGTCAGCCAATCCTCAACGGTCGGCTCGACATCGAAAGTGGTGTAACGATCCAACTCAGCGGGATCCATGTCCGAAACCTGATAGTTGGAACCGTGGATACCACCGTTGACTGCGGCGAACATCAAAGTACCGGGGTGAATGTGCTTACCCGCCAACTTGCGGGAGTCCATCAACTCGAACAGACCCTGACGAACCTCGGTCGCACCACGGTCAACCTCGTCGAAGAACAGAACCACAGGACGCTCACAGGCATCTTGAAACCAATCCGACGCAGCCCACTTGGTCACAGTCGCATTAACGCGTTGCTCAAGAGTAGGCAGACCGATCAGATCGCCTTCGGTCATCTGCGAAGCACGACGCTCGATAACGTCCAGAGTGCGACGACCAGCGAACTGATAGACAAGTTGCGACTTACCAATACCGTGACGACCACGGATAAGGACGGGGAAACCAGCGTCAATCACGCTGTCAACGATTGCATTGAAAGTACCGAACGAAATAGTAGCCATTGTAGAAACCTCAAAGTAAATAGGAACCAAGTAAAAAGTGCCTTGAACCGTTCAAGACACCCACATCATACCGCACCTTAACGATCCTGTCAAGCACGGTTAAGAACCAGAGGCAGAACGAAACCATATCGAACTGCTCTCTGTCCTTTCTACTCTCTAAGCATAGCCTGCCCAGAGTTTGCTGTCAATTGTGGATCTTAATGATCTTGGGATTTTTGCTCTTGCCAGTCTCAAATCTGTATCCCGATGAAAAGAAATCATCTGAGTCTGTATAATCATTTAGCGGACTTGATAATGAAGGAAGAAAGTTCTTAATCTTTTCAATGTCTTCATCGTTTGAACGATGAATAATCTGAACCTTCATGGAAGTTGGTTTCGGAGAAAAGACTGGATGGAACGGAAGATAAATGTTTCGGATTGTTTCATTGGTTGTGTCTACAGCACAAACTGGAAACCAGTTTCTTTCTTTGCCGTAGAGCAACTCAGACACAAACCTTTCTCCAGTAATCTTATTAAATTCTTCAATTACAACAATTCTATCTCCCTTCTCTCTTGAACTCCAAGATGAAGTTCTGCCCATACCAGAAAGCATTGCTCCTGGTCCAAACCCAATTTCCTTCAACCATTCAAATGCTTTCTCTGCAATTTGTCTCTCAGAGACAACGGTTCTACGAGAATCCTCAAATCTTTTTGGACAAATACCGGAAGTATGATTCTCATCACCACAGTACCCACATAGGCGACCAGTAGAACCACTCAATCTTTTGTCGTATTTGATGGCAGCGACACTATTTTGACCGACCGAATGTTTAAGATTTGGACAATCTTGAGCCTTATGTGATCTGCTATAGCACCAACCACAACCACCATATTTATTTTGCCCTGTAACTGATCTCATTCGTCCTCCGTGTTTATTGTGCTTCTTTCTTTCTCTTTCTCATTTCCGACTGATACGGCTTTCGTTCAGTGAAATCAACGATTACCGGCTTTTCCATGAGCAGAGACTCAACCGCCTTATTGACTTCCTCGTCGGATGCTTCGACAAGCACATTATAGTTTTCTTCGTAAACGCGGTTAATTCTTGAATCAGCAAGACCGGAAACACGATCTTGGTGAGCATTCCAAGTATCAACTGCCTCCTTCATTGTGGAAGAAAGGTTTTGGACCTCGTTGTGAATACCGGGCAACGGCAAACTGGTACGGAAATATCTAGCATCACCACTTGGTTCAACAAGTGTTTCAAATCCGTAGCATGGAGAATAAGGAGTGCTATCATTGTAAGCAATATGCTTTACACAATAGTTACCCAAATCATAGTTTCTTGGTTCACCATCGTAAGTGTTGTATGGAACATCATTCCAACGATGAATGATTGGACCATAGATAAATGCTCCGTTCGCAATCTTCTTGGTTTTGATCACATTGATCATGGCATTCAAATGTGCCCACTTGACCAGACCTTCGTTTCTTTGATCACTAAACAACTTATCACAACCTGCCTTGTTGTGATCGGTTCCACGGCAATAAGAACACTGCTTGACACTTGAACTTTCAAGCAATCTCTTCGCATAAGAATCACCATTCGCAGCCTCTGCCTTTACCTTAGGACAAGAAGTGCGATTGTGACCAGACTGCCAACAATAACTACAACGAACTTGACGCTTGCTCATACTATCCCTCTACTTCCTGATCAATTAAGTCTTGTAGTGATTCAACAACTTGCTGAACATCACCCACTTCATACTCCATAGGATGCCCCACCGCTGGTAAAACTGCAAGTGAGTCAAATAAGTATGGTTCGAAGTCGCTCTTTAAGATAAAAAGAATATCTTTCTCTTTGGCGTTACAATAAAAATAACCGTCTTCATACTGCCAACCAAATCGGGTGAGGTTTCCACTCAACTCGTTTAGTTGGTCTAGCATTTCTTTCTTAACTTTTCTGTGAAATTCTAGTTTTCTTGTCTCAAAAAACTCACGAAAATTATTCATCTTCCACTCCCGCTGTCAATGTCCCTACAGTCTACAGGAGTGGAAGATTTCTGTCAAGTCGTATTAAAAACTAACCAATATCAGATGGTTTTGGTTCTGGTAAGTTTAATTGACTACTAACTTTCTTCTCTCTTGGTTTTGGTTCTGGCTCTGGTTCTAATGAAGATAGGTCAGTGCGAACATCCAAGAAGTTAATAACTGCTTTTAGAACATCCAAAAGCATTGTCACATCGGCAAGAGCATCATGCCAGCCCTTGTTTTCTACGTCAAATGCCTTAATAATCTTTCCTAAGGATACAGTTAGTTTACCCTTATCTGAGGTTAGAGCATCGAGAATCTTTGAATCTTCTGGACTTAGTTCTTCTCCTGCTTCTCTGGTCGCCTTAAACATTTTTAGTGCAGGGGTTAAGAACTTTCTGAAAATCATAACTGTGTCAACAACAATGTCATCAGGCGGAACTTCTCCAATTCTTTGATACATGTTATTTAAGAATCCATTATCGAATGGAGCATTTTGAGCAACTAGAATTCTATCTGGATATCTATCTAGAAATTCGTTGAATTGCTCTAGTGCTGGAACAAGTCTCATAAATGTAGCGGACTCTGGTACATCTTCCATTGAGATATCTTCTTTTCCAGGCATTTCTCTTGCCTGTAAGAACGCTTTTCTTCTTGCCTTTTCTGGATCTCTTGATACACCATATTGTGTCATAGAGAAAATATCAGAAATGCCTTTGAACTTCTCTGGTTCTTGTCTTATACGCTTAATGCCGGGGGCTACCTCTACCCCAGCAGCACGGGCGGCGGCTCGTTTCTCTGCTTTCTTACTACGATCCCAATCCATAAAACCACGGGTTCTATCTCCCAACTGGATCTTAACATTAAATTTCTCTAGAATCTCTGGTTCTTCATCAAAGTTTTTAACATCGACAGCGATTGCTGCTATTTGAGTAACTTGGTGGAAGTCCTTTTCAGCAGAAAGACCTGTTGTTTCTGTATCAAAGAATATCCATGTCTTATCTGATGCATCTTTGATAAGTTCTCTCATTTCTTGAAACGAGGAACCATATTCAGAATAACGCATTACGTCTTCTTTAATTACTTTTTTGTAGTTTCTCCAATTCTCAAATAACTTTTGATACATTATCGATCTCCTTGCTATTACTAAATAGTATGCGAAATCGATTTCATCGCTTCTGCCATCAAAATTCCGCTTGCTGTACCAACATTGAGACTTCTAACTGAACCAATCATTGGGATATAAACATAATCTTCGCAGAGATCGAGTATCTCGTCGCTCAATCCCTTTGACTCTTCGCCAAAGATAAACATGGTATTCGGTTCAATTTTATAATCAAAGAGAGAAACACAATTTCTTTCGATGTTGCATTCAATCGCAACAAATTTATACTTGGACTTTAATGCTTTAATCGCATCAATATCCTTCAAATGAGATACGAGGGAGTAGTGGTGTGTACCCACCGACCCCCTCTTGTCCCATCGCTTTTGTCCAAAGTAAAATAGTTCTTTGCAACCAAATGCATTAGCATTTCTTACCGCCGTGGACATATTGAAATCACCCTCGACATGCGACATTAAACACGCATACGGGAGGGTGTTTCTTTGTACATCTTCTTTGATTAAATCAACTGACCACTCTGCATACTTACTCTGAACATTCATCTTCATACTCATAATTGGAAATGTAATCGTTTGAATTAACTTTAGAAACAAATTCTCCACAGGATTGGTCAAAGTAAACAAATGGCCAAAATCCACCACTTTGTATATCACCTGCTCTTGGAGCATATCGAATGCAATTACCAGCCCATTGTGCAGAATTAGGAACTACGCTTTTGAAATATATACAATTTTCACACTTAATCATAATACCTCTAATTCAGAAATGTCGTTCACATGAAACCAGTGAGAGATCGGCTTCTCATCTTCAATGTACGACACCTCAAAGTTCTCGTCAAACAGGATTGAAGTGACCAAACCTTCACAAGTAAAAGTCCTGAATTCAAGAGGGCGAATACTACGAACTAGTTTTACTCTTACGAACTGCCCTACTTTTGGTTGTTGATTTTTCATTCTTGACCTCGTTTTTATCAGCTACGAGGACTTTAACTGTGCATCTTGCTCTGCAACTATTGAACACGGTTGGGAACTCAATAGTTGATTTCACCCATTTGATTACTTCATCCTCAGATGAAAAATATCTTGAAAAGATTAAAGTCTCTGTAGCTTTTTTGTAGTTTACACCAGAACCAACTTCTTTCCAATCTTTAAAGACTGGATCAATTACCTTAGTATAAACTCCTCTTTTAATTCCGTCAATCTGGAATCTATACTCTACACTGTCTTTATCTCTTACATACGCCCAAATTGAACCTTTCATTTTCATACAGAAGGGAAGTTGTTAACTTCCCTTCCCTCCTCTACTATAAGTATAGTGTTGTTTTTGTTAATTCACTGCGATAGTTCTAGTTCCCTGCTTTTGAGATTTTTGCTTTGGAACAACAACAGTTAGCAATCCGTCTTTTAGATCTGCTGTAATGGAATCAAAATCAACTTCATTTAGTTTCCAATACTTAGAAAATGACGGAGCATAAATGTTCTTCTGACTTGGGTTGTAGGAAATTTCTAGTTGATTTCCAGTTACAATAACTTTCACATCCTCTCTCTTAGCACCCGGCAGGGGTGTAGTAAGGGAGTAGTGGTCCTTTTGATCAACAAATGCAATCTTGTTTTGGACTGGCAGACTCTGATCAAAGAGTTGATCAAGTGCTTTATCTACAATATCGTAAGTGTAATACATTCTTTTTCCTCCATTTGTTATATCCCTCTAGGGGGTAGTGGTGGTATAGTAGGATGGTGGTAGTACTCTGTCAAGTCTCGTCTGGAAATTTTCCTTTAAACCCTGCGTCTCGATACATTTGTTTAAATAATCTTGCTTTTTTTGCAACCAATGGGTATTTTTGATAATATATTTTAAGTAAATCTGGATGCATGAATAAGTGTTCCGCATAAACATTAAAATCATTTTCATCATCGGTCGTTGAATAGTTTAAAAGATAACCTTTATATAATATTTCATCATTACTTGCATTACCAAAGTTTATATTATCTAAACATTTTTTTAAAAATTGTAGTGAATACTCGTAACCTGGACTAATTTTTTTCCAAATTAATGTTTTATCAAAAAGACTTGGTTGTTTATATATAACGCTGGAAAATTCATGATGAAGAATCTCTTGATATATAATTGGTATTTTTTCTTCAGGATAATTTCCAATTGTTAACCATACGTGTCCTGCATGATGAAGACCGCCTGCCCGAGAACCTCGAAAAGTTATTTTATTAAATAAATTTAAAGACTTTATTTTTTCTTTGATAAAGGATTTGTCATATCTTAAAAGAAATAATTTAACTGGATTACTTGATTTATTTATCATCTCATCATTTGCTTCTTTAAATGTAATTTCCGTATTATAATCTGCAATAGATTGTTCTTTGCAAATTATTTTAATTTCATATTCTCTTGCTAACCTATCTATTTCCTCATTACATTCATAAGCATATCCAAAATTTGGAATCAAAAGACTAAGAGCAAATAAAAATCTAAACATTTTTCACCTGTGATAGAATTGAGTTAATATAATACAGATAGCAAAAAATAGAGTTAGGAGATTCTTTATATTAAGAAATGAATCTCCAAACATCGTGGTTGTTAAAACAAACATTGGCGGGAAACTCATGGCAAACAATAACCATCTAACCTGCCAAGGGTCCGCCATTCCTTCTCGAATGGACTTTGAAGCAAACCAAAACACAACATTAGACGGTATACCAAATAAAACTGCTGTTAAGAATGGTCTTGTGCTCCAGAACTCCCACAAAAACTGGGAGTTCATAGCAAACCAAGAGATCGAATGGCCTATTGTACCAAGCAATAGACCAAATAGAATTAAGTTATAGTTCATTAATGAATCCTTAAACTATACTTTGGAGAACTATTTATCTCCTCCTCGATGCTTGTGATAATCTTTTTATAGTTATTCAGTTTATCCATCAACTCTTGAGAAATTAAATAGTATTTTCCCTCTTGAAGAATTAGTTTTTCTATCTCATGCATGTAGTTAAAGATAGAATTATAGTAAAGACTCAATAGATCATAATAATATGATTCGAATGGAGACTCCATAACAATATGAGCCTTGACAAACTTTGCTTTTATTGAACAATTTTTAAGTACAGCATAAACTTCTTGTAATATATCTTTATCTAATTTATACTTTTTTGTTTTCACCAAGAGAGTCCTTCATTTCTTTAAGAGATTTCATAGCTTCTAATAGAGTTGTAAGTTGTTTTGTATCGGGTGTTTGACTTGAAACATTTTCTTGCTTTTCTTCTGTTTCTTTTTCCTCTTCCACTGTCCTTTGTGGCAACAAAGAAAACAAGTAAGATTCGTAGTTAGATTTTAAATTTGAAGTCATCGTAGATACTACTTTTGATAATTCTTCTGCTTCTAAAATTAATTTTTGAGCATTTTCTAAATCTCTAGTATCACAAGAATTTACAAATTCCTTTACAAGGCAAACAAGATCATTAGACATACTGGATAGTTCTTTGCCATCATTTGATAATCTTCTTACTAAATCCTCTTTCTTTACCAAGCTCGTATAATATGCCAACATTTTAAACCTCCACGATTGCGTTGTTTGTTGTAATCAAAGTAGAAACAACTGATACAGAATTCTTGACCGCAGAAGTTGTCACACGAACAGGATCTATCACGCCTGCCTCATACAAGTCTACCACCCTCAGGGTCTTTACGTCAAGTCCATATCCATCCTTTGACTTGGTGACTCGTTCTGCCAAAGTTTGTGGAACAAGGTCAAGATTCTCGCAGATCTTTTCAAACGGAGCAGATAAGGATCTAATAACAATGTTATATCCGTCAACTTGATCTTGTGGTAACTTTGGGGCCTTAAGGGTTCTAGAAGCTCGTAGAAGCGTTACACCTCCCCCTGGGTGGGTTCCCGCTAGTTGGGCGGATCTAACCGCCTCTAAGGCGTCTTCAATGCGATGTTTCTTCTCAATCACCTCTACTTCGCTTGAACCACCGACTCTAATTGAAACGACTCCACTTGCTAGTCTAGTAACACGATCTTGAATTCTCTTACATTCCTCAAGATCATTTGTTTCTTTGATTAGTTGTTTTAGTTCTTCTGAACGATTATCAATTGCTTCAGCGGATCCTTTTCCGCCGATGATTGCTGTCTGAGACTTTCCAATCTCGACTCCTTTACAACGTCCAAAATCCGCGAGAGTAAAGGAACTGAAATCCAAACCAGACTCGCGAGTAAAGAACTTACCACCAGTAGCAACAGCAAGATCAGCCAGAACATTTCTTCTCTCTTCTCCATAGTAAGGGGCTTTTACAGCAACAACTTTCATTGAATTACGAACAGCATTAACAATAAGTGCAGCAAGCAATTGACCTTCAATATCATCAGCAACAATTACTAATGGTTTCTTTTCTCTTGATGCCAACTCTAACACTGGGAGGATTGGTTCAACATGTTCCAGTTTCCAGTCTGTAATAAAGACAAGACAATCATTATGCTTTGCAACCTTCCTCATCTCGTCAGTAATGAATTGAGGAGATAGATAACCGGATTCAAAGATAAACCCTTCTGTCAGATCAAGTTCTGTCTCGTAAGATCTTGAATCTTCAATTGTTATTGCTCCGTTCTTTCCCGCCAGATCAACTGCCTTGGCAATCAACTTACCAATAACTGGATCGTTATTGGCCGAAACTGTCGCAATGTTCTCAATATCTTCGATTGACTGAATAGTTTTTGCTTTTGACTGAACAAACTCAATAACATCCTTTGATGCTCTTTCCATTCCTCTTCTCATTTCAGTTGGAGAAACTCCAGCAGAAATAAATCTTTGAGATTCTTTAAGCATTCTATGTGCTAGGAGGGTACTAGTAGTTGTTCCGTCACCTGCTTCGTGAGCAGTAAGAGCCGAGACTTGCTTGAGAATCTGTGCTCCAACATTTTCAAATGGATCTTCAAAATCAACAAAACGAGCAACGGTTACTCCGTCCTTTGTAATGATTGGTCTTTTATCTTTTTGTTGTAGGATTACATTTCTACCACCAGGTCCAAGGGTAGAACTTACAATGTTAGAGAGTTTTTCCACTCCGTTTAGAACTTTTTCTTGAAGAATCTTGTTTCCTTCGTATGCCTTCGCCATTAATCGCCTCATTTAAGTAATGTATTAACTGCTCTTGAAGCATTCTTTTATCTCTGTATGCTTGAGCCTTCTCCATTGTATCAAAGAATCTCATTTTTGCAAGAGCTTTTTCTTTTATTTCGTCCTTTAAATCGTTCCCTCTAACTTCCAAAACAAACTTACACTTCTCTTTTGGGGAATATGGTCCAGCGGTGAGTGGTTGAACATTTGGTATGTAATCAACAATCTGTCCGTATTTTCCAATAAATACCATATCAAGCGGTATGTATGTTTCTTTCATTTGGAAAGAATGAACATCTTCCTTTGGCATATCAAATAACATGCCGAGTCCTTCGTCAAGATTATGTCTCTTGGAAAGTCCTTTGTGACGAGATTGATCATCCATAGCAACTTCCACAACATAATGCTTCGAACCTATGCTAACATGACCAAATGGTTTTGTCAAGATCTTTTTTTTCATTATTTATCCTTCCGAGTCAGATACTCCAGGTGTTGCTTTGGTTGTGAATTGTCTAAATCCTTTTCTAACCTTTGTCATCGCTTGAAATGTATTTTCTGCGCTTTCTTTATTCATTGTTGAAAAATATGAGTTCATGCTTGATAGCACTTCTTGGTTGTCCTTAAGAATTTGATTCATTTTACCAACAAGAGTTTTTTGATACTCATTTGAAATTTGTTGCAATCTTTCGTCTGATAAATTAAATTCTCCTATTAAAGCTTCGGATCCTTTTATGTTTGCATCGATAACACCTTTTGATATACTAAATTGAGTTTCTAGTGAAAAAGAATCAGCATTTGTAAATAAGTCTTTGTTGTCTTCTATAAATTGTAGATTCCTAAACCTATCGACCATTGCCTCTCCGGCATTTCTGTAAGTGTTGTTCTCATATCCTGATTGTATTCTGCTCAAAATAGCATCAGATTCTCTTTCTGTTAAAACCGGGAAGTGTAAATAATAAACATTTTGATTCGAAGAAATCTTTAGACTTAGTCCTTCTTTCTGTATTAATTTGTTAATTGCATTTAAATCTACGCCATCTTTAAAAATAAAATTACCATTGTTTCCACCAGCCTCAAGAAAACCTTTTGGATAAGTTATTTGCGTAAAAAAGTTTTCATATGGTAAGACCCATTCATAAAATCTATAAATACCATTTTTAACATCTTTTGTGATAATTAAATACTCATATTCTTCGTTTCTATCAAGATTAGCAAATTTCTTACAGAGATTTAAAAAACTACCTTTGATTTTTAAACTGGTTGCTGATAAAGTTTTTATTGAATAATCTCTCACAAATTCTTCTCCGCCGGAAGACTTTTGAACTTTAATAACGTCAACAATTGAGTTATTTGCTAATTTTGAACCTTGAATGATTTGTGCAATAATTGTTTCCATTTGGAAACCGGCAGAACTTGCCTCTAGTTTTTCAAGCGCTTCTTTAAGTTCTTGAATTAACAATATCGATGAAAACGCAACATTAATTGGAAAACTCTTTACCTGTGCTTTGTCAGCGGTTAAGAAACTATTAACGGTTGATAAACGATCAGATAATAACTCACCTTGACCTTTAAACAATCCGGAGAATAATGATTGCAATTCTCTATATGCTTCTGTATCTGGATCTCCTGATAATAGATTTATTCTTGATTTTGAATAAATTGGACCAAATGCTTGCTCATTCAATTTTGATTCAATCATTTCAATTAACAATTCGTTTCCTTTTTTTGGAGCGAAATGTTTTTCAATTAACTTCTCAAGATTCATTGTTTTACCTCTGGAGTAATTAGGTTCTTAATAAAGATGAAGCCCAGTTTTTAGGCTGGGCTTCACTTGATTTCTTGGAGATTGCTTACCTGCTTATTTCTTCTTAGCCATTGCTGCTTTCTTTTTCTTCATCATCATTTCTTTTTTCTTGGCAGCTTCTTCTTTCTCTTTTTTCTTTGCAGCCATTTGCTTTTCTTTCATCATTTTCTTAGCTTTTGCTGCAGCTTTTGGATCTTTCTTTGCTTCCATTAAACGAGCCTTAACTCTGAGAGCAACTTTATTAACTAGGCGGTCAATTGCCTCTTGTAGAGCGGCTGGTGGTGGAGGTGATGCGCCTGCTGGTTCTTCGCCCTCTCCGCCTTCTGCTGGCTCCATTTCTTCTTCACCTTCTTCCTCAACCTTAACTTCCACGCCTAGTGTTTCTTGTACTAATTCACCAAGTTTCTTTACGAACTCTTTAATCTTTGCTTCCATTTGATCTCCACCTTCCATTGCTGGTGGTGGTTCTGCTGCTGGTGGTGGTGGCGCATCGGTTTCTGCTTGTTCTAGAAGTCTCTTTAATCTACTCATGCTTCTACGAATACTTTCCTTCATCGCCCCACAATCTCCTTCGTGGATTTTATGGCAGTGTGGGCATTTTTCTTTTTTCTTTGCTTCTTCTAGATCTTCGTCTTCTTCATAATCATCACTATCATCACCATCGCCATGTGGTTTTTTCTTTGCTTCTTCTAGGTCTTCTTCGCCTTCATAGAGATTTTCTTCCATCTCTTCTTCGTATGATTCTTCCATCATTGAGTCTTCTTCGCCATACATTTCATCTAGCTCTTCACCTTCTTCCATCATGTCAACATCGCCCATGTCATCCATGTCACCCATGTCGTCCATATCAAAGTCAACACTATTTGGATCCTCTGCTGTATCTACATTCGCGCCTTCTCTCAAAAACGGATTTGCTAGGGAACCAATACCAGCAAGTCCCATCATTCTCATTGTTGTTGATTCTGTTAAAAGTAAATCTTTACGTTTCGCCATTATAGTTTCTCCTTAAGAAATCATAATAAATAGTATCGAAAAAACTAAATGACCTCATCACAATTTCGCACATTTGATTTTATCTTTGACATTGCCTTTTCTTCAATCTGCTTTATGCGAACATAAGATACTCCGAGTCGTTTAGAAACTTCTTCAAGAGTTAAAGGTCCGTTTTTTCTTGTACAAACCAATACACAATTTAGATCATCTTTATAATCTATATAGTTTCTACAATCAGATATATCACAGGGAGTATTTGTTTTCTCACAGATTTCGTCGCAATTCATTATACCTCAGTCTGGAAAGTCTTCGTCAAGCAGATCATAAATATCATCTATGTCATCTTCACTTAGATTATATAACTTTTCGGTATTCTTGGCAAGCGTCTCTTGTTTAATAATATAATCTTTTTTTGCTCTACCAGCAATTTTATTTTTTTGTTTATAACTTTCTACAATACTTCTAACGTCTTTGTCTCCCGCTAAATAAAGTTCTATGAAGAAGCGAACTAATTTAGCGGGATGATTAACGTTTTCATATTTAAGATTTGCCATAAACTCTCCGTATTCATATTCAGAGAGATTAACAACAATTCTTTTCTGGTAATTTTCTGATAGTTTTTTATTTTCCATTTAAAATATCTTTGATAACTGAGGTTAGAGAATCTTTGTCAAATCCATTTTGAGGATATGGTAATTCTTTGAAGTGTTTTCCTTTAATGTAATAAAGTGTCGGAACTCCGTCTTCAATAAAAAGATCTGCTAGGTCTTCCTCTTCGTTTATATCTACGTCGTAGAAGCCTAACTGTGGGAATGATTGAGCAACTGCTTGGAAATCTGGTTCAAGATCAACACAGATTGGACAACCATCGCTCTTGAACTTTACAATAAATGGAATGTTTTTATCAACTTTGCTTTTAAATCTAAGCAGATCAAGTTTCTTCGTTTTCATCTGGTAAAAACTCCTTTACTTTGTCTATACATTCAGGACAGAACAACCTAACTAGTTTCTGTTCACTGCGAACTACCACCACCCAAGTCTGCGCCATCTCTTTTGACTTTTTATCAAAAGGTTTTTGGCAGGCAGAACATTCATCAGGCAGTCTTCCAAACATACCAATCTTGCTGGTAAGTTCTTTTTCCACCTCTTTCTTTGCTTCAACTGCTTTTTGTCTTTGTATTTTCCTTGTTGCGTTGCTCATTATTTATTTCCTGTTGATCCAAACCCACATTCACCTCTACTGGATACAGTTGGGGTATGAAGATAAAGATCTACTTCGCTTGGTAAACATTCAAATGTTGGTAGATTGACTTGATAAAAAATAAGTTGGGCAATTTTCTCAAAAGGATCAATTGTTCTTACTTCTCTTCCGATATTGTGAAGATTGATTTTAACTTCTCCAGAATATCCAGAGTCAATTACGCACGAACCAACAACCAAACTTTTCTTGTATGCCATACCAGACCTGTTTTTAACTTCACATACATAACCAATTGGTGTTGCGACTTGTAGACCAGTCCCAAGCAATACAGACTCTCCAGGAGCGATCGTCAGCGGTTCGTGACTGCAAAAATAAACATCTGCTCCAGCATCAGAAGGGTTTGCTCTTGTTGGTAAGATTGCTTCTGGTTTTAGTTTCTTAACATAAATCTTGTCCATAAATGAATAACCTCCATAGTTGTCTATGGAGGTTATCATAAGAGAACTAATTTGTCAACTAATTACGCATAAGTGCCAGAAGAGATTGCCACAAATACGCCAGCAACTGGTGTAGTTGATGTTCTGGCAGAGGACGAGAATTCTAGTATAAATCCTTGTGCGGTATTTATTGAGGCTTTTGTAAGGAAAAAGGCTTTTCTATATGAATAACCGCTTAATTCTGAACCAGATACAATCGTTGGACTAGTTGAGCCAGTTGTAATGTTTGTACCTATCATATATGGCACTGTTCCGTACAACGAACCATCAGACGCCTTCATAATTCTAATTCTATCAGACGCTTCTAACTCTCCGCCAACATAAACAATAACGTGAGTTGCAGAACCAGCGCCGGTGATTTGAGAACCGAATTTAATTGAACTAGTTGCAGTACTACCACCTAAATAATAAGGAACATAACCTGCTTGCGGACCATCATTAGAATAAACAATAACTGGAGCCGATACACCGTTTGCGCCAGATAAGTTTGTTTGTAATCCTCCAACAGCTGGAAAATAATAATGTTTAGTTGTAGCTGTTATACCAACCGCTCCACTCAACGATGTTCCGAGGAAAACCCCAGTATTTGTTGATTCGCCAGTTAATCCTGCTTTTGTCCAAGCACCATCTGCATTTGCTACAACATTATTTAATAATGTAGTAGAACCAGCTGTAAAAGTAGGGGTAACTCCATCCCTTGAGTAAGTTGCTATGTTAATGAGATTATTTTGATTAGTTGTGTTTCCACGATCTGCTTCGGATACATTTGTTAATCCTGCTGGATTTAAAACATCAAGTCTTAATGCGGCTGCTTTTCTTTTTCTGTGTCCACTTGCCATGTATTAGTTCTCCTCGAAAAGATTCACTAATAAATAGTATGTAGATTTCTTAAATACTATCCAACCATCTTCCAACTCTTAGAAATTCCTATGCAAGAAAATCCACCAAAGTTTTCATCGTAATTAAGTTTTGCAACATAAGGACGATTGAGATAAATCACATCTTTCTCTGTATCAACAGACCAGCACTTAACCTCAGTTGTCTTTCCGGTGTCATCAACAACATCTACAACATAATAGTTTTTATCATTCTTAGATCTTTTTGTTTCAAACGAGATTGGAACAAACCAGCATACTTGTAGTTCTGAATCATACTTTGAGATAGATGGAACATTGCTGTCCTCTAATCTTTTGTATAACTGAGGACTCATAACCATCGTCACTGGAAAGAATCCGAGAAGTTCAACACAATTGTTGATCACTTCATTTCTTGAGAAGTCACCCTCTCCTTTGAACTGCTCAATATAAGCATCAAACTTCTTCTTTGTTTTTGGTCGTTCATCGCAGAAAGACATCCAGAAATGTTTACGACCAGTGAAGCGATTATCCATTAGATCATCTAGCGCTCCACATCTAGCAAGAGCATCCAAACCTTTTTTGTTGAGTTTGGTGTAAGCAATTTTATCGTTAAAAAGTAAGTCATCAATTGTTTTAAATGGGCGATTATTAATTACCTGTTCAATCGCTTTCTCACCAAGACCTTTGATTGAACTCAAAGGTTGATAGAAAGTTTTGCCATTGCTTGAGCATTCCCATTGATCGCCAGAGTTATTTACATTTGGTGGTTCAACTTCATATCCAAGCGACTTAACGATTGAGATTGCTTTTGATTTACCATCATCCTTTTCGTCGTCTAGGTATGAAGCAATCCACTCATTTGAATAATAAGTAAGAAGCCATGCACACTGATAAGAAAGAATGCTATAGCAAACGGCGTGAGACTTATTAAAACCGTAACCGGAAAAGAACTCAAATGTCTGCCAAAGGTTTTGAGCATCTTCTTGTTGAATACCTTTTTCGAGACAGCCTTCAATAAACTTTGTGTGAATCTCATCTTTAACCTCGTGTCCTTTACCTGTGCCTTTCTTGGTTAGGACTTTACGCAGTAAGTTACCTTCATCCAAAGTTAGATCTTTGCCCAACTTGTGAGCAATCAAAGCAATTTGTTCTTGGAATATTAGGAACCCTGCGGTTTCTTCTGTGATTTCCTTAACGATTGGATGTAGATATTTGATTGAACTCGGATCTTCCTTAGCCGTGACATAATTTTCGTCCACTTTTGCCGACAATGGACCTGGGCGATAAATAGAAGTAATAGCAGAAAGATCAATAATACTACGAGGCTTTGCACGTTTACAAAACTCTTGAGCGCCCTTCTCAGCGAACTGAAAGATCGCCGCCCATCGTCCTTCATGGAATACATGTTCATAGACCTTTTGATCGTCAAAGTTTATTGTTGACGGGTGGAGATTCTGTTCGTAGAAGGTTTTGATGTCTTTGAAGGTGGGGTTTGCATTACCTTGTTTAATGAGGACTCTACGGATCGTATTCTCAATAATACGAAGAGTTGCGAGGCCAAGAATATCAAACTTAATAAACCCAAGAGGTTCCAAGTGTCTAACATTCTGTCCCTCGCTCCAAGGTGTTTGAGTTACTCCACCACTATTAATTAGTGGCATGAAGTGTGAAATGTTCTCCGATACAATAACTCCACCCGCATGTCTTGATGCGGATCTTACTTGACCTTGTAATGCTTTAATATGCTTGCCGACCTCTGGATATTTGGCAAGAAATTTCTGTAAGGTTGTTGAGAACTCCAAACACTCTTCAAATGTTGGAGTGTAAACACCAGCAGTAATACCATGTCTTTCTTTGGCAGGAGCAGTTGCTTCCTTAACCATGACAGAAGTTGTATCATTTACCTCCGTGAATGGAATACCATAAAGCTTGCCAACATCTTTAATTAGAGAACGAAGTTGTAGAGTATTCCAATTTGAGATTGGAACAACCGAATCTTGACCCCACTCTTCAATCAACATTTGTTTCAGCGTCATTGGATCGCTTGTGTCATAGTCAATATCTGGGTAATCCTTGGCATTCTTTTGCAGGAAGCGACTAAACAGAAGACCATACTTGATTGGGTCAATCTGAGTAATATTCAGAAGATAAGATACAAGAGAACCCGCCGCCGAACCACGACCAGCACCAACAAGTTGATTCTCAACGGCTTTATCAGCGATCGCTTTCATCGTCAAGAAATACTTACAGAAACCACGGTCTTTAATAACAGTGAGTTCTTCTTTAAGTCTTTCGATGTATTCGCGGTTTTTGTCCAAGCCTTTCTTTCTCATAGAGGAGGAACATAATTCAATCAAAGCCTGAACGTCTGTCTTACCCTCTGGAACAACGAAAGAAGGTAGACGAACCGTTGTATCCGGTAGAAACTCCTCAATCTGTTCGTGAGCAATCTTCCAAGTATTCTCGAACGACTCGCGAACAAGATCGTCATCATACTCGTTAAATGTCTGAGTGGAATACTTTTTATAAGCGTCCCACATCTGCTGTCCATTCTTAGGATAGAGTTCAGACATCAGTTCTTCACGCTTTGATGGAAGAGAATCCAAAGACATATTCTTTGAACCCAACCATCCAAGCATCTTGTAGATTTCTCGCTCTTTCCACAGATCAGGACGAGGATAGTGAGAGTCGCAAGTGGAAACAAGTTTAACACCGTTTTCTTTGGCAACCTTGATTACCAATTTGTTAATCTCATGTTGCTCATGATAAGCATTCCACTGTAGTTCACAATAGAAACGATCACCAAGAATTGCCTTGAAGTTCTTGACAACTTTGGTCATTTCTTCCAGAACCTTTTCTTCGCCTTCGTCTTTGTGTTGCCAGAAGCATTTAGACAAAGGACCGCCCATGCAAGCAGTCAGGGCAATAACACCCTCGCTGTGTTGCTTAAGCATTTCATAATCTAGACGAGGAAACCGATAAAAGTTTCCTGGATTGTAAGACTTGGAAACCAACTGAAAAATATTTGATAGACCTTTCTGGTTTTGAGCAAGAAGAACCAAGTGAGCACGAAAGTTAATGAAACTCTTTTCATCCTTCTTTGATTCTTCTTCATCTTCTACGACAATTCCGGATTCTTCATCGTCGTTTTTCTTTGACTTCTTTTCTTCTTTGTATTTATCGTATGCCTCTTTCCATTCTGGAATGGATGGAATGAAGTATGACTCGACACCAAAGATTGGTTTAAAGTTCTTTCCTTCTGCCTTCATCTTCTTCGTGTGAAGAACTTGATAAGACAAACCATTCATGTTGCCGTGATCGGTCAACGCAAGAGCATCTGCTCCATTACCATAAGCAAAATCAATGTGTTCATTCGGGAAACCAAGTCCATCGAACACACTGAAACAACTATGGCCGTGTAAATTTACAAACTTGATTCCCATAAAACTCCTTAAAACTTACAAATCTTTACATTCATACGGTGAATAATATCTTCTACCGTTTCTCCGCCGGTAAATCCTAATTCTCTTTCTACTTCGTTGATAAATTCAGACTCTAGTTTCGGATCTAGTTCTTCTCTGAAACTCTGCTCCGCCAAAGAGAAGAAGTTCATAAACAACTCTTTCTGGCGAGTGGAGAGCAAATCAAATACATCAGGTAGGTCTAGTTCTTGTAGATCTCCTGACGATAAATGACTATAAGTTTCTTTCGCTATTGCATACATTTCATCTTTAGTTCTGGTCATCGTGTTCATAATCCCCTGTTTGTATTGGTCTTTCTTCTAGGTTTTTCATTTTATTATACCTGAAATACTTGACTTTCTTTGGCATTTTGTAGAAGTGTCCTTTTGTAAGATACTTAACATATCCATCCCAAGTTGAGATATTGGAATAAACTATGAGTTCTCTAAGGACTGACCCCTCTAGTGTAGCAGACCTGAATATTTCGTCAAGGGTGAGTTTAGAGGCCAAATTCCTCTCTTCTATTGGTCTTCGTCTAAGATCTTTGAGTGTCTCTCCCATCCACGATCCTTGATCTCTCGATTTAAAATCGAGTTTGTATCTGTCAAAATCTTCTTTAAACATTGTGAATCCAAGAGGCAATCCATCTTTTATTGATTTACCTTCATGGGTGATAAAGAAATTTTTATCTGAACTCTTAATCTTCTTTCTATCTTTTTGTAGAACCCAGGGAGAATAGACAGACTCGGGGAAAGAAACATAAAACTTTCCTGGTTTTAGGTTTTCACTTAAACCATTTGCCACTCTTGTTGCATACTCTGCTCCCGCTAAGATTGTTCTTCCATAACATTCTCTTCGCTTTAAATCTCTGACTGGTAACGAAGTATACCATATTGGAATCCTCATTGAGAAATTATCTTTGAACTCTACAGGTAATTGAGCAAGAATTGGATCTTCAACATAACAACCAACAACTGCTTTCATAAGTGGTATATATCTTTTTTCAGTTATTACCCAGATAGAAGAACAACCCGCCATTGCGCACTCAAGAACACTACGATGAAGGGCAGTATAGTTGTTGTATAATGGTGTTAAACATTTTGGCCAAGGGAGTCCATCATTCGTTGGACCATTCTGGATCGGAACGATCCCAACCATGTGTGATATGTATTTATTTTGCGATCCTTCCATACTTCTTCTTCGTCCCTCTGGTCTATGATCAACCAATCTTTCTCTTCGTAGGTGTCTTTATCTTTATCCTCGTAGTGTCTCTTAACCCATTCCAACTTTGCTTTGATTCCATGATTCTCTAATTCTCTCTCTGTTGATTTCTGAATAAAGAAAGAAGAGAAGTCTGGTAAAGCCATTTCTCCGGGAGTTAATAAAGAGTGAGACATTAATCGTTTCTTATCGGAAGAAATATAAATGTTTCTCGGAAAGTCCCCGCCTCTTTGGATTACATGATAAAACTTATCGTTCTTCATTTTAATCTTGAACTCGTCTAATACATAATGCTTCTCTATTGATTCCCCGATTGGTTGTAAGAACTCCAACCCTCTTGTATCGAACACTCTTAGTTTATTAAATTTGTAACGGAATAGTCGTTGATTCTTTGTGGTAATCTTTAAGATCTTTTCTTCTTCATCGACTCTTAAATCTGCTACATCTTTGATCGGTATGTTTCCGCATAGAGACTGAATCATATATAAATGATCCATAACTCTCTTCTTCGAGTAGGACTTAACAAGTTTTCCTTTTGGAAAGTTAAGTTGTTTGTTCTCTTTCAGCAAACCAGTTTTGGTAAGATTAACAGAGTTGTCGATAAACTCAAAGAATCTTGGGGTGGTTTTATGTTTATAGACAATAGGAAGATTAAAGATGTAAGAATACAAAAGAGAAGTGGTTGTTAAACCAACCACCACCTCGTCAAACTGATAAATATGATTCTTAAGACTCTCCATCTTGTCTGTATGCTACGAGTCGAAAACCAACCAACTCTGTTCCTCCGCTTCCTAATACATTAAATACTGGAATGATTTTTAATTCTTCCATTTTAACATCGGACGGAACATTTTTTAAAAGTTCTGTTAGACTTGTGGTTGTTAGAATTACATTACCTTCATAGATCTTTTTATATTTCATTTTTTAATTCCTCTGATACCGGGAATATTTCTGCAATAATCTTCGCTATTTCGTTTGCTACCAACATATGCTCTTTTTGTGTTCCTGAACCTTCCCCACGAACCTCTAGGTAGTGAATCCAGGATCTTAATGAACCCTTCATATACATACGAGATTTGGTTAAACCTTCTGGTAGAACTTTACGAGCAACTTCTTTTGCTACTCCATGTTTAATTGCCCAAACATAAGCCTCTTGAGATACTCTCATAACTTCTTTCTGATACATAATCCAAGTATTCTTTAATGCTTGATCGTCTGTCTCAACACTATTCTGTCTGTTCTTTGTATCTTGAAGTCTTAACTCTGAATAATCAAAGAAGGAATCAAATTCTTTGCTATCTCCCAAATGAGATACATCGGAGTATCTCTGTGAGAACTCTTGGAAAGAGAATGATCGGTGGCGAAGAATCTGACGAGCAATATCTCTTGTTGTTTCAATCTCTATTGTAGCATCAACCATTTCCAACGGAGACCAGTGTTTATTCTTGATTAGATACTTAATCAACTTCTCGGAAGTTGCGGAGTTCATTTGATTTGTTGGGTTTGATACGCGAGCACAATATGCCACCAGATCAGTAGGGGTGGTTATATCTGTATCTTCTAATATACCTGCTGGTTTTGTATAGGAAACTAAACTAACTTTCATAAGACCTCTCTAAGTTTGGGTCTATGATACGACAAGTTATTGTTGTTGTCAATGTCTTCTCTTTTTTCTTCTTCTAACAGGAGTTCCAAAAGCATTACCAGCAAAACCCTGAACTGCTCCGCCGGACATGGCAGACATTTCTTCTAGTGGTTCATTTTCTTCTACGGAGTTTATTGCTTTATTTACACCAGCGCCAGATGGTTCATTAATTACGGCTTCTTCAAATTCTTCCCATTCATTTACATCATCTTCTTCGGAAACAATTAATTCTTTCTTTTTGCCTTTTTTATCTTTAACTTTTTCTTTCTTATCTTTTTTGACAAGTTTATCTTCTTTGAAAGCATTTTCAGTCAAGAAGGATTTCCATTTGTCGTTTATATCTTTAAAGTTCATTTTTACATTCCTGCAAATTTTTTTGCTTTATTAACAACTCTCTCTGGAAGTTTATCTTCAAGACTTGCTACTATATTATTTAGTTCCGAAAATACATCCGTTCCTGTAATGTCTTTGTCTCTGTTGTTTTTAAATTCTGGTTTTTCAGGATCATTTGGATTCCAGAACGGAGATTCGCTTGAAATTCCAAAATAACTAAGTTGATATTTCTCAGCGGGATCAGATTTAGAAATAAAAATAATCAGAGGATTATCTGGTTTATGATAAACCTCATAATACTTTCTTGTCAACACACCAGTACACCATTTTGCTCTGGTTGATTTACCCTTGATTCCGTCTGGGTTTGGTCCACGACATAGGGCAACAGATGCTCCTTTGGTTTCTGGAAGATATACTTTCCAATTATCATCTTCATAAACAAGATTTTGACCTTCACCAGATGTACTTTCTTCTTTTCTACTCTTCTCTTTTTCTCCAAGAGATCCTTCAGCATTATAGACGATCTCTTCAAATTCTTCAACAGAGTTTATATCTGAGATGTTAATTTTGTTAAGGAGTTTCTTCTTGCCTTCGTCAGACTTAATCTCATAATATCTTTTGACGATTTCAGCAGATGGACCTTCATATTTACCAGTCTTGATAAAGGTTGAGATTCTCCAATCCAGATAATTTGCTTTTTCTTGAACATCAAAGTTCTCTGGTACAGTTTCTAATATCTTTTGCTTTGCCTCTTCTGGGTCAACTTGATTAAATTCGGAAGATTTAAGAAACTTTGAACTACCAAATCTTTCCATAACTTGGCGGTACGAAGCTTCTTTTAAGATAAATCTATTCCAATTTTCAAGAAGTTGTTTCATTACTCCTCGCCTTCAACCTTCTTTCCTGCTCTCCATTGATAGCAAGACCAATATCTCGCTGTACAACGATCTTTTCCTGCTGGTTGATCACACTTATGTCTTGCTCTAAAGTTCTTTCTACGGGCAGCAGAATCTCTTTTAATTGATAATCCTGGATCACCGAATGAGATCTTCTTTACTCTTCCGCCACATTTAACGTAGACGTGAAACTTTTTTTTTGAGCCGGATGGATTACGAGTTACTTTACCAAGTCGTGGTTGTTTTTTCTTAACCTCTGCTTCGGTTAGATATTCTTCCATATCATTTTCATCATCTAAATCCATATCATCATCATCTTCAACTTCTTCGTCCTCCATATCATCATCATCTTCAAAATCATCTTCGTCTTCGTAATCTTCTTCTTCCTCTTCTTCATAGTCATCTTCTTCGGTGTATTTATCTGCAAAATTTTTTGATTTTTGAGCAAATTTTCTCATACTTTCTTCGCCATAATCACCAAAGTCTTCTTCACCATAGGATGGCAGATCATCAGCATCAAAATCATCATCGTCGTCTTCAATATCAGGGTGTTTATCTTCTCCATATTCTTGAAGATCGTGTTGTTCAAAAAGAATTTTTTCTAGTCTCTCAATTGCTTCATCAAGTTTGTTTTTCTTTTTCTTGATGTGCATTTTTAGTTGAGGAGGGATCTTGCCTTTTCCTTTCTTGGATTTTGTTTCTTTTTTACCACCCGACTCTTTTGATGCCTTCTTCATTGGTTCAGAAGTATCACCGTCTTTATCTAAATCAAGAAAATCTGGCTTTGAACCTTTCGATTTGCTTGCTTTTTCTTCTTTTTCCTTCTTTTCTGTTAGAAGGCGGTGCATCAAAATATCCCATTTCTCAACTCTCATTGTTACTCTCCTACAATTATACTAAATAGTTTATTAATAATACCAATCCTCATCACCATATAAATTATTATCTATCTGTTTCCATTCTTCTAACCACTTGATGTCTTCTGCGACGCTCCAAGGCGGGATTGAATATAAAGAATCTTCTGTGGACAAGCTCGCTTCTAGCCATTTAATTCTATTATTTGGATAAACAGCTATTTGACCATTGTGTAATCTTATTACATTTCCTTCTTTATGTTCTTCCAACACAGAGGAACAACCAACATCATAATAGCCTGATCCTCTTTTTTCTGGAATAAAATCTATGGTAAACCAGTAATGTCCCTTGGTGAATGTTTTATTTTCTATTCTGATTGCAACTTCACATTCTTTTAAAAGCTCTTTTCTCCAAAACTCTATTTCACCAGAAATAGATTCCCACATTTGTAGTTCACTCATTCTATAATGTCTAACTCCAAGTTCTGGTAGTTTCCAGTATAAACACTGAATAGGTATTTTATCATAGCAAGCAGAGTATCTTGGAACAAACACTTGGAAGCATAAAGGTCCACCTCTCAATGCTCTAACCGAAACAAGCCAAGCTTCATCAAACTCTTCCTTTGAGTTTCCCCACGCATCGCCACGAATCCAAACTTTTGTTTGAGGTAAATTTATGTTTGAAGAAGACATTATTTCTCCGTCGCTAAACGAGCATTTATAACATTCCAATCAATAACTTTGTAAATGTTGTCTAAATACTCTTCTTTATCTGCCTGATAATCTAATGCCCAAGCGTGTTCCCACCAATCAATTAATAAGATAATGTCTGGTTTTATTTCGTGGTTTGCAATGGTCTTTATATTGCCGTTCTTATCCGTGTAAACCCAACCAGAACCTTGAATTTTCATTGCGACTTCTTTGAGTTCTTTTTGAAAAGAAGCATAAGAACCATATTTTCTATTTACAAGCTCAAGAAATAAACCGTCTGGTTTTTGATTTGATGGTTTCTTGAACTGAGAGAACCAAATGTTGTGAAGAAAAGCTCCTGCTTTTTGAAACTCACCACCTACACCTTTGTTAGCTTTATCGACATAACCTTTGTAAAGCGAACCATAGTGGTAATCAATTGTGTCAGAAGACATAACAGGCTCAAGATCTGTCTTTTTTACAGGTAGAGGAACTTGGACATATTTCTTTTTTGATTCAAGTATTATTTTTATCATCATTCCTCTTTTTGAAGATTATCGCCTCTTCTCTTATAGCCCTTGCACTGTGAAGGTGTTGGACGGCAACGAGGGTATTTGCTTCTTTTTTCACCTTCTTGTCTGCCACATGGCTTACATTTTCCATCACGACAAGTGTTACAATCTACCCAGCCACCGCCTTTTCCGGGGGCACCTTTTCTTTTAAACCAATCGCCTAAATTGGTTTCGCTGGAAGGTTTGCCAAGTTTACGCTCATCAAGCTCTTTCATTGCTTCTGTCTTTTTCTTGGATGCCTCTTTTCTTTTTTCAGCATAATCAAGAGCAATTTTCAATCTGGACTTAACCTCTGGATCTTTAGCGTTCTCGTAAGCAGCACGAACTCTTTGGTGAATAAGATTAATAATTTGTGATTGACGAGCATGTGGTTTTGATTTAAAAGACTCTTTTGATAAAGTATCTCTTATATCTTCTGCTGTAGAAAATTTTACACTTACAGTATCTTTTGGATTTTCGTCAGTGTATAAGCGACGATCAGAACCTTCTGGTTTTTTACCTGTTCCAACTTTTGGATCTTTTGCTTCGTTTGTTTTCTTTACACAGTTTGGATATTTTTTTCCAAACATTGTTTTCATGCCTTTTTGAGTATAACCTTCCCAGCATTTTTCATTTAGCTGAATTTCTTCATTTTTCTTTTGACCTTCTTTCGATTTTGTTCTTTGATTCTTGCAGAACTGCTTCATTGTGAAGCCTTTTGGATTGGAACAGTTTGCTTTTCTCTTCTTTCTCTCAGAATCAGACCACTCTTCTTTTATTTCATCTTTAGATGTAGAAGCTTTTTTTACTGGTTTTGTTGCATCTGGCGGAGGGGTTGTCGCAGTTGAACCAGCAAGCCACAATGCTAACGCTTTCTTCGCGACGTGTTTTGCTTTTTTCTTTGTCTCGTCTAATTCTTCCTCTTCTTTTATGTTCTTCCAGATCTTGCCTTGACGACATTTAACAACAGCACCAGAAGCATAAGCAGAAGGCCAAGCATCATATTTGCTCTTTGCTATACGAGTACAACGATCTTCTTTACCTTTTGTCTTGCCCTCTGTTAATTGTTGACCAAACTTGATTGTAATTTTTTTAGATTCAGTTAAATTAGACATTTCAAGAACTTGTGAAACAGAATTGGCTCTGTTTCTGCATTTAATCAATCTATTTTTAGGAACTTCTAAACTGTAACAAAAATTATAAGTTATATCTTCAACAGAATTTTCTAAGTTTTTCTTATCAAATCCTTTTCTTTTTATATAATTTATCATTGTTGAAATACTTTTTTCTGGGTCTTTTATATCTTCTATTGACATACCATTTCCAGTAGCTCTACAGCCTCCCATACCTCCGCAAGAATGAATGCCAAACAATCCTCCTCCACATGGAGATTTTGGACCTTCTTTTTCTTCAACTTGTCTAGCACAACGCCCATCAACTTTCTCGGCGCGATCCCCAGTTACACTTGGGTTTAAACTAGACTCATAATAAGAATTTACAATAGCAGCTAGTGCTAAATTTTTTGACAATCCTGCTTCAATAAATCTCTTTTCAATTAAACCTGCCATCTCTCTTTGCCTTCTGCTTAAAGAATTTTTTACAACTGCGCTTGTGGTTTTAATACCTTGCTTTTCTGGCGGTATGCTTGGTTTTTCAGCAAAAATATCCTGTATGAATCTTTTTGTTCCAAGAGCATTATGATTCATGTGTATTCCGTCCGAAAAATCATTTGAGTGACCATACGGAATATAAACTTTTACTACTCCTCCGAATCTCTGGAGGATTCCTTCTTTGTTTGCTTTGTTTCTAGATCCTATGTCGGCAACTTTATATTTGTCTATATTCGTAGGAGGAAGCACAATTGACGTTTTTTCTGGACCAAACAAATTAATCATAGAAGAAATCAAATCTACTTTTGGAATATATGGAGAATTTCCACCCACAAACAAATATACTTTATCATATTGTTTTGGATCTCCAGCGTCACCTATCTCTCTCAATAATCGACTGTCATTTGCACTATTTTTAATAACAAGATTTACATCATAACCAACGGATTTGAGTGCAGACTTAAGACCAAGACCAACTCCTCCGGCTTGACTATGACCATATATTAATGCTTTTTTGCCTTTGTTTTTATTTTTTTCTTTTTGTATATAATCTTTTAATTCTTGTTCTATTTGCTTTTCATTTTTTTCTGCAGTCTCAACTTCTTCCTTCGTATCTAGTTTAGAAGTAAGAAAACCTAAAATTCCTTTCTTTTCTTTTTCATCGCTAACTCCAAGAAGAGAAAACAATTTGTCTTTTACCCAAGTAGATCCTGATCCTATGGCATCAACAACCATATCTAAGAATCCTTCTTCTAAAAGAGTTTGATATAATTCTTCGTTAATAATTTCATTATGTTGATTTTCTTTGAGATGTTTAAAATATTGAACCTGTTTCTCTCTTTTCATTGCTCCTGCCCTTGTTGGATAACAACCTAAATTTCTGTTTGTTTTTTTAGAAAACAAACAATACTTTCCATCTTTCTTTCTGATAACTTCATCAAGTTGTTCTGCTTCTTCTAATGAACCACCAAATCCAGGAGGGGCAGACTTTGCTCTATTATAATCTGGTTTTTTACTATATGGTCCACCACCACTATCGGCTTTTTGACCGCCTTTTGATAGTAAGCGAATCTTCCATTTTCTATGATTTTTTCTTGCTATTTTCTGGAATTTGCTGTCCGCTTTTGGGACTTGTTGGTTATCCATTATTTATCCTCTGTAATTTTTCCAAGCGTACTTTTTTCTCTTAATTAAATAGGTTGGATCAGTGTCATTGGCATAAGCCTCTTTTTCAAATGGGTTCTCTCTATAAGCTTTATATCTATCTTTGTGCTTGTAAAGACAAACGAGATAATAATAAGCATACAAAATCCATTGACCAACAAAGAATAACTCTTTTTGTTGTCTGTAATGAATCATTTCATGTCGCCAAGTTTTTTCAATTATCTTTCCACGAAAGAAAATAAAGATTGCGAAAGAGTTAGCAATAAAATTTGCATTGGCAAATTTGGATAGAAAACCAGGGACCCAAGAATCTTCAATAACAATAGGTAGTTTCATTTAGGATCCTCCAAAGCAAAAAGCCACCAAACTAAATAGTTTTATAAAAAAACAAAAACCCTATACACATTTTGTGTATAGGGTTTTAGTATTATCAAAAGTATATATTAAGGAATTTTTTTACCAGTTTCTGGATTATACCCAGCTTGTCCTGCAGATTGTTTATTTAACATTTGTTCATATTGTGGATATGCTTTCCTAATAAGACTGTCGATTGCAGACAATACACCACTTGCTCTCGGATCTGATTTAAGTCTATCTCTTAGATATTTAGCACCTTGTACAAGGGTTTGTAGATTAGCATTTACATCCGATTCGCTTTGCTCATTTAACAAATTTTTTATTTCATTTAAAATTATTTTTTTGAGTTGATTGTCTGTCATTTTTTGTCTCCTTTCTGACTAAAATATATAGTTTGTATTTTATCAAAAAGTAGATTAATCATACAATTACAAAGGGAATTTTTCGTCTTGCCGTAAACCAATCTGGAATTTTATCTTTTGGATACCTCATTTTATCTTTGGTAGAATAAAAATCTCGATAAGATTTAACTGGATTGAGTGATTTAAATTCTTCCGGCATAGCAAGTTTAAGAGGAGTTGGCGAAGAAGTTGGGAACTTCTTTAGGTCTACCTTACTCTGCATCTCCAGCAGACGAGGTTTGCATTTATGTTCTTTACCAAATCGCTCCTCGTATTCTTGATTGAGCGCCATAGCATGAATGTAGAGATTCACCCAGTTGTCCGAACTCTCTGCTGTCCATAGTGTGGAAGGATGCTTGGCATGATTAAGTTTGTAGCATCCTTCCATACCATTTAGGTGCATGGCAGAAGAAAGTAGTTGTGTGCTTTCAAGAAGCATTTTAACTGTTCGCAGATTATCCTGTGTTCTACCGGACATATACCAATCAATGTGTCCGGTTTTTTCATCACCTTCAATTGCAAAGATATTCATTATTCCTCGTGGATTTTGCCGATTACTGCCGTTGATGGACAGATTTTAAATTTGTTCTTCTTGTATTCAAACTCTTGAATCATTGTTGTAATAACGATTACAGTATCACCATTTATATATGTCCTTGTCTTTGGATCGCTTGCGAGAACTTTTACAGCAGTCAAATCTCCGCTTGGTCTTCCCCAAGCAAAGTTGCCGTTTACCTCTTCTTCCTCTTGTGATTCTTTAATATAAATGTATCCTTCTGCTGGCGTGAACTCCATTAATCCTCCTCGTCTGGCATCATGTCAAACATTTGATTTAATTCATCAATATCAGTTTTGTCTTTGCGAAGACGATATGCTTTAAGAGCAGTCTTGATTTCATCTTTGGTCAACCACTTGTTTTCTAGATAAGACTTGCGTAATTCTGCCTTCTGCTCTTTATAAGGTTTCATAGCATCGTCTAACGCGGCGACAGACATAACATAATCAACAATTCTTTCTTCTTTTGTTTTCTCACTCATACTTCCTCCAAATGAAAAGAGCCACAATGTAGAGTCATTGTAGCTCGGGGAGGTATTGCTGTCAAGTGGTTAATTGTCTTCGTTGTCTAAATGAAATACTTTCTTTTCAAGGCGGTCAATTCTTTTTTCTAACTTAGCAACATCTTCAAATCTTGTTGCCAACCTTTCTAGTGTTATTTTGATTGTAGATATTTCCGTATGAAGTTTCCAGGAAGTTCCCAATATTGTTAGAATAAAGGAACCAAGCATAAAAAGGTCTCTCATTTCCATCGCATTTCTCCACTTACTTGTAGTAAATAGTTATTTAATTTCGCAAGCGCCACCAGCACAAGCTAATTCTGCTTGTAAGTTTGTTTCGTCATCTGTCTCAAAAATCTGCGATAGATCAACGTTTTTGAGTGATTCAAACAATCTATCAAAAGTTTCTTTATCACAATCCTCAAACGGAGCTTGCTTATAAGTACCACCATCGTAAGGAAGGACGCTTAGACCTGTATAAGAATCTCTATTCTCCCACATCCAATCTCCAACTTCTTGCCACTCTTCTTGACGAACTGAAACTGTTGCAGAAACATTGTGAGTATTTTGACCTTTAATGTGTCCTGGTTTTACCCAGCGACTATGAATGTCCTTAACTCTTTCAAGCATTTCTAGGGCGGTTTCCGTTCGCATAGTAGCACCTTCTGGAGCCTTTTGTGGAACAGAAATTACTGCTGTATCATGTGGGCGGAAGTATTCATCTTCTACCAACTCTGGATGATTTTGTAGTAGGTAGGAGTAGATAGCTTCATTCTTACCGACACGGATACGACGAATGTAATAGTCGTTGTGCCAAGCATGGACACCACTACTAGTACCCAAGATCAAAGAAGTAGTACCACTAGGCTTTACTGTAGTTACGCGAGCAGCGGGATTAATACCTAGTATGCCAGCAACACGCTTGTTTTCTTCTACGGCAACCTTTGCAGCCTTTTTCATGTCAAGCTTTTGAACTTTATTAGATGCAATACCAGTCATGCCAATGCCAAGTAGAGCTTCTTTTTCTGTTGTACGACGCCAAACATCGCGCAGATAGTGAAAATCAGTATAAGTTGCCTGAAGTGTTCCAATAAATGCGGCAGCTTTGACTCTTGCCTCGTAATCTTCTTGGGATTCAAGATCGCTAACATTTACCTCGCATAGATTACAGAACTGATTACTACGAAGAGCGATCTCGGCGCATGGATTAGTTCCCCATTCTTTATCGTTTGTAAAGAATATTCCTGGTTCACCCGCTCCAGATGCTTTAATTCTTGCCCATAGATCCATAAAGTAATCTTTGGTTACTCTGTGTCTTAGAATAACTGCTGAGTTATTTGCTCTACCTCTTTGTGGAGCAGTTTCCCACCAGTGACCAGACTTGGATGAAATCATTTCGTCATCATCTGCGCTAAATAAACAGATAAGAGCAGAACGACGGATTCCTCCTGCCAATACTGCATCTGCGATGTGGCAGACAATATCGTGTACTTCAATTGGTTCAAGTTTATCTCCATCTTGTTTACTCTCCAAAATACCTTCTACTTTAAGTAGGCATTCTCTAAGTGGTTGAGGACCAGGTGCTTTACCGCCAGCAGTAACTAGTCTTGCTCCTTTTGGACGAATATCACTGAAGTCAAATACGACCTTTGATCCTCCTTCGAAATATGATCTCATTAAAGCCTTGATTGAATCTGCCCAACCTTCAATGCTATCGCCAATCAAAAAACGACGAGTTCTCTTTGGATTTGGTTTATGAAGTTCTGGTAGTTTCTCAACATGGTGTTTTTGAACTGAATATCCAACACCAGTTCCACCAAGAAGAAGGAACATGACTTCATTAAATGCTCTTACATCATCAATCGCAACGAAAGCACAATTGAAAATTCTTGTTGGATTAACTTCAATTGGTCTTCCGCCAAATTGCATTGATCTCATTGAGGGAAGAACTTTGCGATCAAATACAAATTCGTATGCTTGTCTAATTTCTTGCTCTAGTTGTGGATGCTTCTTAATATGCATCTCCATATTTCTTTTAACTGTATCTTCGTATTGCTCTCTTCTAAACTCATCTTTCATAAAGCGAGCATACTTCATGTGATGAGTGATATCGCTTAAAATTTTTTGTGAAACATCCATTAAGACCTCTGTTGTGTAGTGTCAGTTAGTATAATTTAATTGTAATTGATTGTCAAGTTAGAGTTTTTTGAGAAGTTTGCTGATTGCTCTAACTAATGCTTCTTGTTTCATTTGATCTTGTAAGTTAACTTTAATATCTTCTTCTTCTCCTTTTTTAGGACCAGTATCTTTTAATGAATCAG